TGTGTCAACTGTGTACGTTCCGCCGTAGTCATCAGAATATGTGATAGAAGTAATTGACTGAACAGGATACTGGTCAACCAGAATGCGGTTATTGCCCGTGCCCCAAATGTCTTCGATATGCGTCTGTAAAGCGAACTTTCTTTCACAATATGCCTCTACCTGTTGACTGGCCGTTTCAATGAAAATGTCAATCGACTCCATATACGGCTGCATCTGCTTCGTTAAGCCTAGTGGCAGTTTGTCAAAGTATTCACGAGTGATAAGTGCCATTAGGATGGATTCCTATTTCTACCGTCATCAGGTCTTCGTCGCTGAGAGGCGTTTCGTCGTCGTCTTGCAGCGCGAAGCGCTCCTTGCACGATTCTAGTACGCGCTCTAAGTGAGAAGCGTCTACGTGAAAGTCCACGTCGCAATCTAGCGCGCTGAAACGCGCCACGTTCAGTTCGAAATCGGGGTCGTCGCTTGCTGCGTTGTCCTCGTCTATCACGAACCGCTCTCGATGTTCGATTGACCGCTGCCCTTAGGCTGCTGCGTCGTCTGCGTCTTCGCTTGCGTCGTTCGAATAACGCCATCTAACAACAACTCCCTAAAGTGGTCCCATGTAAAATCTTGTGCTCGTTCTAGTCCGATCTTAGCGCGGCGGGCACGCTCGCGAGGGTTACGCTTCAAGGCTAGGATTTCCTTAGCCAAAGCGTGAGGATCAATATTGGCGTACTTCGTTCCTGACTTATGCAGTTCCCAATCGTGCGGGCTGACTCCAACGCCCGCAGGACTCGCAACTTCCCAACCGGCCCCATAACGGGTGACTACGACCGGAACCCCACAAGCCATCGCTTCCGCGATAGGGAGTCCAAATCCCTCCACCTGTGATGGAAGGACGAATAAATCGGTCGCGTTGTACATGTCTACGAGGCTAGGCAATTCAGAGAAGTCGTTCTCGCTGATTGCTGCATTGTGAGCATCCAACTTCGGGTTGAACAAGACCTCATCGTACACGCCAAACGCATTGGTGATTACGGGGAGGTTCCAACCTTCAAGCCAGTAGTTGTCGAACGGAACAGTGTGCGCATATAGGACAACATCCTTTTGCTTATATGTGTGCTTTAAGATAGAAAGCGCTTCGATCAATCGAGGCCATTGCTTCCGTCTTACATTTTGAGCAACACAGGTGATAACAAATTTGTTATCCCAACCTAGTTGCTCTCTTACCGCATCGCGGCGTCCATTGACCTTGAAAACATCGTGATCAATGCCGTGGTACGCATACTTAATATCTCTGTCTAGAGACTTCTTTGTAACATCCACTCCATATTGTGAGCAGGTGAACCAATCCAGACTTGACAAAACTTCCCGCCACTGGTATTCTACAATTGGTTCTCCCTCAATCGGGACATAACCTAGAAACGCAACAGTTGCAGGTGTCGTCTTGGTGTAAGCGGTGAATGTACCGGGATCGCCAGTACAATACACAAGGTCCGCTCCAAAGTCTTCCACGGAATCTTGAACACTCAAGAGTCCCATGTAATCCTTATCTCTCGGAAGGTACCTCGTCGCTCCCTCTATCACTGGTAGATTCGTTGTCGAGTTCTCCTGACCCGCTATGTACGCCACTTTGTGGCCCGCTTTCATCAGGGTTTCCACCACTACGCGATTCACCCTTCCGAACCCGGTTTGAAGTGCGGGACTGTCGCCCACGACTAGAACTCTTTTGCTCACTCTTTTGCTCCTCTGAGGAATCTGCTACTGTTGCTTTAGCAACTATATCGCCGAAACGATTTGCTGAAATAGGCTGGCCGTCTTCGGTCAACCTAAAGCCCATGAGCCACGCGCGACGAACTCTGGTGAAATTGTCAGCGGGCAATTCGATTACTCCCTTGTGGACCTTGACGGTACCGTTGTAGAAGTAAAAGTTCCAATCGTTCTTGCGTGTGATGTGCTTAAGTCGTACGATTTCGGCCATCTAATTACCTATTCGGATCAGAACTAGGAGCGTTGGTCGGCATTGCGCGCTCATCAGGATAAGCGACTGCGCCACCAGCACCAGAAGCCTTGCGAGCCTCGACCGCTGCTAGGGGATCATTTACATATGCTTCATATGCTTCAAAAGTGTTCTCGTTGAATGACTGGTTTTCCTCGTCACGAAGTTCGTGCGCGCCGGTCAATCCCTGAGAGTCCATTGAAGCAGCATCGGTGTTGTTCACACGCGCCCGATTGCTCGATGCGGTCGTCAAAGGTAGACCTTCCGCGTTGATACGCGCAACAATGTCATCCTTCTCCAACTTTGCGATCTGAGCAAGAGTGCGCTGATTGCTAGGTACTGGCATTTTTTCTCCTTATTGAAGTAGGCTAAGTGTCCAATCAGCCGAAGCCAAATGAACACTTAGCCCATCAATCAATTTCCTTACGCCGTCATCGTGAAGTTCGTTAGGCGAACCGGACGACCCTCAAGAGCGAAACCGAAGTAGCCCTTGATCATGAAGTCCGTGCTGTCACGAGTCTTCGCCAATTCCTCAAACGTCAAGTCCTTGTGAACAAGAAGTCGAGCGTCTGATCGGCGGATGAACAGGATATCCGTGTTTGAAGACCAATGCGGCGATGTGATCATCGGAAGTCCGTCATAGGTTCGAACGCGGAAGCCCGCTGCAACCTCGATTGAGTCATTGAACGTCTGCTGCGCCTGTAGCAGACCGTTGATGTAGCGGCGAACCGGCTGACTGATAACCATTACGTCAGCAGTGCCAGCAGTCGCGTCAACAGCCTGATCCAACAGGTCAAGCGACAAATCAACGCCACCTGCATCCAGCGTACCACCGCCAGCGTTTAGGCTGGTATCGGTGCTAATCTGGTACAGCATACCCTGAATGTCGTTGCTTGCGCCTGTTGCGGTCACAAGGTCCGTAGACAACTTCTCAATCATTGCAGCAGAGTGCGTTTCTACCTCAGACGCCAAGGCGTTGAAGACAGAACCAGCAGCCTCCTGCATCGGTCCAGTTACCTCACCACGAGTGTATAGGTACTTGACCGTCTTACTTACCTTACCGTAAGCCGTGTCGCTTACAGCAGGTAGCGGTCCACCGTCCGGTCGCCATTCGGCGGTCGGTAGGGCAGTTCGCTTGCGAATCCAGTACGTGTTCGTAGCCCACGGAATCTTGTTAACTACGTTGTAGATAACAGGTTCCTTACTAACGAAGTCACGAATGCTCTGATCAACTACTTCGGGAAGCAGATAAGCAGCAGCAGTGCTCGCTAGGTCTAGGGCCTTACGAATCGTATACGTATCAGCCATTAAAATTCCTCTCCGTGGCGCGCTGCAAGCGCCATTCGTAGCCGCTCCTCAGGAGACATGCTCTTTAGCAGTCCCTCAAACTCCTCAGTCTGCGCCTTGGTGATTACCGGAGGCGTTGGAGTAGCGGATCGTTCTCTTAGGGTTGCGAGTTCTGCTTCCAGAGCAGCCAGTCGGTCCTCGTCAGACTCAGACTTGCTGATGGCTGGTTCAGGTGTCTCTGCCTCACTGCGCGCAACCTCTTGCGGCGCAGGAGTTTGTGCCTTTAGCGACTCGGCAAGTTCTGCGAAGCGAGTATCAATCGCACTCACGAACTTATTAACCAACTCGTCTAGAGCACTAGGTGTTTCTGCGGGTGTCTCAGCAGCAGCCTCAACCTTCGTTTCCTCAGTCGTTGCCTCGCTCACTGTTTCATTTGCAGGTGTTTCTGTGGTAGTCTCCTCAGTAACCTTGGTTGACTCCACAACAGTTTCTTCTGCCATTTCCTCTCCATTGCTCTCATCTTCAAGAGCCTTGACTACGGCACGGTTTAGAACCGTCCCAAGGGAAGGTGTCCAGACTGGCTTTGTCGTATTAGCAATATGATCTAGAATCACAGACTTGAAGGTACGAATCTTCTGGCCGATGCTCTTTGCAACTTCGTCCACAAACTCTAGTACGCTTCCCTGAATACTCATGCCATATTGCTTGCCTTCATCGACAATCTGGCTGTACAAGAAGGTTGCAGCAGGGTTCTTTTCGTTCAAGCGAACCTTAACCCATAGGTGATCGTTTCCGGTGATTCCACCGTCAACCACATCGCCCAAGTGTCTGAGTACGCCCCTACCACTTGTTGACTTGTCATGCTCATCAACATAGGGGATCGGATTACCTTCAAAGTACCGATCCTTAATTTGTTGAGCAAACGCTTTAATAGCCTCAGGAGACATGCGCTCCTGTTGCTTGTCTACTTCGGTGCCAGCCGCCTCACCATACAAGTACAGTCCCTCATCATCGGCCTCGGCCTTTGACACCGGCACCGTATACTTAAATCTAGCGTCGATCAGTTGAGTCATCTGGCTCCTCAGTTGGGCTTACGCCCGGTGTACCTTCCGCAGCAGGCACTACCTGTGCGGCGTTCATTTCAGTTGGTTCTTCTAGAAGTCGCTCTAGAGGCACAACACCCTGCGCAGTAGAGATTGTCGGAACGTCGCCGCCCTCAATAGGTGCTCTACCCATTTCGGCGCGAACTTCGTTTCTAACGAACAGACCGCTTCCAACGGCTCTATCGTAAATCTCCATCTGCATCAATCGTGATCGCTTGTCTTCATCGTCGTGCTGGAATAGAATGTCGTCCCAATTGAACAATTCCAGAATCAAACGGTCATTAACTTCTTCTTCTACAATTGCCTGTAGCGGGCCAATCGTTTCCTCGCGGAATGTGTGCGTGGCTTCCTTGCTGGTCGAGCGGTTAGCGTCTTCCAGAATTCCCAACTTAGTGGGATCAATGTCCAGCACGCCGAAGATTTCTTCTCTACTTATGCGGCGAAGGTCTACAAACTCCATTTCCTGATGAGTTGCGACTGACTTCTCAATCTTAATGTCACCCTCAAGGATGATGGGTCGGTGCGCATTGGTAGCACCTACGTAGTTTTCCTCTAGCCAAGCACGGTTACGATCAACCTCATCCTTGGTTGCGTTTTGCATATTGAAGACCACGCCTGTTTGCGCAGCGTTCTCAAAGAATGATCGGTTATATCGCATTGCGAACAAATCTTGTGCAACCGTGTCCTGTAGCGAGTTCAGCGGCGATAGCCCGATCAAATCGCTGTCAGGGTCTTCCATTGCGAAGTGTAGAATGATTTCAGGATTGTAAAAGATCGCTTCCGCGTCCTGATGGAATGGGCCATAACGCCACTGCACTAACTCGTCATTCTCGATCACGGCATCCATGTAGCGCGGGTGCAACCTCTTAGCGAGTCTAGGTC